CTTTCAAATGGTTTTTCAACATAACTGCATCCCTTTAAGCGTACAACTACGCAAGGAAAGGCAGTCAGATGAAAATTCGTTTAATACCGACCAAGAGTTCAATGAACTGTTGGCCGATGTTTCGAAGGCATTACGAACCGGAGAGGCCCCTAGGGACCTCACCTGGACGTATGATTACGGCAATTTGTTCACCACGCGTGTACGGGGTAGGCCCCTACACAAGCATAGCAAAAACCACATAGTGGACATCTTAAGTCGTCGTACGTACTGGTACAAACGACTGAAATCCAACATGAAGTTAATGGTCAAGCATCTGATTGATCGTGATGAATTGTTAAAGTTGAAGGAAATCTTGCATACAGTTGACGGTGTTATTTGTCAGCTGATTGTAAGTTTTCCAGAGTGTTTGATGGCTCCGGACGGATACAGTGCGTACACTGTGACCGACCAGATAACCAATTCGATTATTTCGTCTTGTCTCCTCAACTATTCGAAAACAGTTAAAGAGATTAAGACGTTCAGGAAGAAATTCCGGCGCGCCTGTTTTGAGAAACAAATGTTTCCCAAGACGGGGTACCGGCACATGAGTTGGATTGTACCTATCATTGATTTCTACAATGATGGGTATTTCTCCAGAAATTCTAAAGAGAAGATGTTTCGCGTCTGTACTTTCGCACAGACACGATCAACAGGTCTCGCCGATAAGAAGATGGTTAATGACACTATCGATGAATTCATCGAAACTGTCACTGTACCGGGAGATTTCTCCCCAGATGAGACACTTCTGGAAGCAATTTCAGAAGTGACCACTGATCTAGTATTTGACGCTGACTCGATATCGGCGCACTTTCGTGCGTCGATGTCGACATCAGCTTGCAAGGAAAGTTCTAGGAAAAACGAAGGTAAGTTCGGTTTTCTAAGAAAACTTATCTCAGATAATTATATTCCTGTTCCTGAAGAACCGTCCCCAGATAATGAGGGCGGGTCAATAGGAACTCCACTTTGGTGGAGAGCTTTCCGCAAGGCAAAGAACCTCGATAGTGACGTCTTCGACGTCAATGTCGCGGGAATAAGAGAAAACGGAAAATGTAGAGTGGTCACAAGCGGATCATTCTACAAAGACGTATTACTCCAACCCTTTTCACATTTGACCATAGAGATGGCCAAGTGTAATCCAGTTCTTGAACAAGGCTTCAAAGCTGCTCGATTAGGATGGGAATTTATTATGTCGGTCAATAATCTCGACCCCGTAAGGGGAGAGATTCTGTTTGAAGACGAAGTCTCCGCCATGTCTTTCGACTTGGCGAAGGCTACGGATTGGCCGACTCATGAAAGTGGACGAGCCGTGATGAGACCTATCTTGGAAAAGATGGGCCTCGACGCGGAGGTCATTGATGTAATATTAAACGTTTGGGTTGGAGAAAAGAATCTCTACCGGAACGGAAAATATATCGGTAAAATGAAAAGGGGTATCCCGATGGGAGATCCCTTGACAAAAACCAATCTCAGTCTCGTGCACCCGATCGCTTCCTTGTATGCAAGAAAGAAGATAGGTAGACACATTGTTGTACTTGGAACAGGCAATGGAGATGACGGGAATCAAATCGCGTCAGGTCCACTCCGGTACCAATATTTTCAGTACTTCCTTCAAGGATGTTCCTTGTTGGGGTATGAAATATCAGTAGATGATACCTTCATCACAGACGACTGGATGACGTACTGTGAGGAGGTTTTCAGAATTCCAATTGATCGTTTTCATACTGTCCTGAACTCTTGCAGAGTTGACGACAGTAGGATCTCGCCGTATCTAGATCACCCTAAGGGTAGGCTGGTCATAGACACGCGCAAAGACAGACAGGATTACTCCTCCGACCCAAAAGGTAAATATACCTTGTTGGGGAAGGAGTTAGAATGGGTTGGCAAAGATTCGAGTAGAGGAATTAACTTTCTCTATTCGGTTTCTTCTGCCATGCAAGATGTATGTCTGGGGCTGAGAGACAGGTATGAACCTGTCTATCTGCCGAGACAAATATTCGGAACCGGGAAACCACCTCCCATGTGGGACGTGAATTCCTGGATAAATGCGATTCGATCACAACGCACATGGCCAAAGTACTTGACCATCTGCGCTATGAAAGAAACATTGGGATGGATGGATGCTAACTTCACAACACTGAGAGGTGTTGTGAGGGAGCAGCCACATTTTGCAGGTGAAGGAATAGTGGAAGTCTTCAGAATCCCTGAAGAGGACCCTATCAAAAGACACAGAGTCGTCAAGGCCGATGAATGGGAAAAGTTCCCACGCGGTGTCATTGACAAACTCGTGTCTGGTGGTAGACTAGTCCGTGAGAGCAAGCTCTCAGGATGGTATCTATTCCATAAAAGAATGTGCGGTATCCTGACAGGGACTGCCGACCTCTTTGAGGTCGCCAAGTCCATGTCAAATGAAGTCTTCGAACCGACTGATGAGGACATCATCAATACGGTTACCGCTTTTCAAAGAAGATATAACAGGCGTCCGTGGACACTTAAACAAGTATTCACGGAGGATGTTTATAATGCAAATATCGTTGACGTGATGGCACGTGCCGACCCTCTCCGGGTCGACATGCCGTCTTTCAACTATCTCAAACGTTTCGGACGTAGAGCCAGGTCTGACA